ACCAGAGCAGAATGAATGGTTACTCCATTGCAAGGCAGAACGGCTGGATGAGTGCAAACGATATCCGTGAGCTTGAAAACCTTGACCGCATCCCTACCGAGCTTGGCGGTGACCTTTACTTAATCAACGGCAATATGCTCCCGCTTGGCAATGCCGGAGCCTTTGCAAATACAAATACTGACAAGGAGGTAACGGAAGAAAATGAAGAAGTTCTGGAATTGGACGAACAGCACACAGACACAACAGAGAACGCTTCACCTAAACGGGACAATCGCCGAGGAAAGTTGGTTTGACGATGAAGTCACTCCGCAACTTTTCAAGGACGAGTTAAATGCCGGGGACGGTGATGTGACTGTGTGGATTAACTCTCCCGGCGGTGACTGCGTGGCTGCTGCACAGATTTACAATATGCTGAAGGAATATAACGGCAATGTCACAATCAAGATTGACGGCATTGCGGCATCGGCTGCGTCTGTGATTGCTATGGCAGGTACTACGGTTTTAATGTCCCCCGTCTCAATGCTTATGATTCATAACCCTGCAACCTTTGCCTTTGGCGATGCAGGTGAAATGCAAAAAGCTATCGAGATGCTTGATGAAGTTAAGGAGTCGATCATAAACGCATATCAGCTCCGAACAGGAATGTCGAGAGCAAAGATATCGCATCTTATGGATTCCGAGACTTGGATGAACGCATACAAAGCTGTGGAGCTTGGGTTTGCAGATGACATTCTGTTTAGGAATTCCGATGAAGAACCGGAAGAAGATGACGAAGATGAGGTTCTTGTTGTGCCGGAAGAGGAAACCGAAGAAGATGATGAGGACAAGGATAAAAAGCCTACTCCCCCAACGTCTGCAAAGCTACCAAAGGATGCAATGATGTTTTCACAAAAGTCTGCAGACAATGCTTTAATGACAAAGCTCTCAAAACATTACAAGCCGGAAAACACATCAGAATCCAACACCGGTCGTTCCGTTGACGAGCTTATGGAACGCCTCAACCTATTAAAAAGATAACAAGGAGGAAAACACTATGAACATTATTGAATTGCGCAACAAAAGAGCCAAGGCATTTGAGGCAGCAAAGGCTTTTATTGAAAGCCATGCCGTGGACGGTATCCTGTCCGCTGAAGACTCTGCAACCTATGATGCTATGGAAAAGGACATCAAAGACTACGATGAAGCAATCGGCAGAATGGAAAGACTGGAGGCGATGGATGCAAAGCTGTCAAAGCCTGTGTCTACACCGATTACAGAAAAGCCTGCAAAGCCTGCTGAAGACACAAAAAAGGGACGTGCTTCCGAGGAATACAAGAAAGCGTTCTGGAATCAGACAAGAGCTAAAGATGGTGCTGTTTCTTATGAGGTTAGAAATGCTCTTCAGGAAGGTGTGGATTCCGAGGGTGGCTACCTTGTGCCGGACGAGTTTGAAAGAACCCTCGTTCAGTCGCTTACCGAGGACACTATCGTCCGTCAGCACGCAACGGTTATCACAACCGACAGCGGAAGCCGTAAAATCCCTATCGTAACAGAAAAGGGTACTGCTTCTTGGGTTGAAGAAGAAGGTCTCATTCCTGATGGCGATGATGTATTCGGTCAGGAGCAGATTGACGCTCACAAGGTTGGAACAATCATTAAGGTTTCGGAAGAGCTCCTTAACGATTCTGCATTTGACCTTGAGTCTTACTTCACCGCTGAGTTCTCAAGAAGAGTCGGAGACAAGGAAGAAGAAGCATTCTTCACCGGTAACGGTGTCAAGAAACCGCTCGGTGTTCTTGCCGATGAAGGCGGTGCTGAAATTGGTGTAACAACTGCATCAGCTACCGCAATCACAGCAGACGACATCATCGACCTTTTCTACAGCCTCAAAGCTCCGTATCGTAAAAATGCTATCTGGGTACTTAACGATTCGACTGTTGCGGCTGTGAGAAAGCTGAAGGATGAAAACGGTCAGTATATGTGGCAGCCGGCTCTTCACGAGGGCGGTCATGAAACGCTTCTCGGTAAGAAGATTTATACCTCACCGTTTATGCCGGAACTCAAAGCCGGACAGAAGCCTATCCTTTTCGGTAACTTTACCTACTACTGGATTGGTGACCGTACAGGTATCACATTCAAGAGACTCAACGAAAGATACGCAGACACCGGTCAGGTCGGATTTCTTGCAACCAAGAGACTTGACGGAAAGCTCATTCTTTCTGAGGCTGTAAAGGTTCTCAAGATGAAGAGTGCGTGAGGTGATGACCTATGAAAATACGAATCGTAAAAGGTTGCAGTGGCTTAAAGTTCTCATATAAAAAGGGCGATGTAGTCGATGTTACCGAAGCTGTGGGGAAAGACCTTATAGGCGCTGACCTTGCAGAAGAGATAAAAACATCTTCGCCGAAACCAAAGGCGGGTGCTAAAAACAATGCTGACAGTTGATGATGTAAAGGAATTTTTAAGGCTTGACAGTGATGCAGAGGACGGATATATTTCCGTCCTTCTGCTGCTTTCAAAGGAGCTGTGCGAGAACTACTTAAGAACAGAGCTTCCAAAAGAGCCAATTGAAAGCATACGCCTTGCACAGCTTTTGGTAATTTCCCATTATTTCGAACACAGAGACGGCACTCCTCTTCCAAAGGCTGTGTACCGTCTTTTGGATGATTACAGAAAAGAGGTGTTCTGATGAACTTTTCAAAGCTCCGGCACAGAATAATCTTCCTCCGTCCTACAGACTTGAAAACCAATTCCATGGGCGAAACCGTGCCAAGGTACAAACCCTTCAAGCCATATCTTCCTCTTCCCTTGCAGGTAGATGATGATAAGGTATTCCTAACCTATGACAATGACGGAAATGCTACTTTAGAATACATTGACGGAAAGCCGTATGCACACAAGCTCGCTCTTAAGAATTTCTCTGTTGCCGGATTCGTTACTCCGATGAGTGGCAGAGAGTACGAAGAAAGCCAGAAGCTCCGTGCGGAAACAACATATAAAATCTCAAGCAGGTTCTTTCCGAACATAACACCGGATTTACATATTCTCTATGACAAGCGTGAGTTTGAGATAGTCTCAGTTCTTGACCTTAATGAAAGGCACGAGGAACTTCAGATAGTAGCTGTGGAATCAGGGAGAAAAACTGCACAGACCTTCGCAGGTGATTCCAATGGCTAACGATTATGAAGTTTTCGGTTTCGATGAGCTCGAAGCAGCGTTTAAGAAGATGGAGAAAAAATACCCAGAAAAAGCGGATGCTCTGCTCGCTGCACAGGGCAGACTTGCGACTAATAAGACAAAGGCACGTACACCCGTCGGAAAAACGAAGAAGCTCAAATCCTCATGGCGACTTAAAAAGCCTAAGCTATACGGTAAAACAAGAGTTGTCAGAACCCAATCGGAAGCCCCTCACGGTCACTTGGTTGAGGACGGACACGAGATTGTAACTGGTGGCAGAACACGAGTAAACGGCAGAAAATTAAATGTAATACAACGCGGAATCCGAGGTATTAAATCCGGTGGCAGAGTCGAAGGTAAGAAAATGCTTGAGAGTACATTCAAGGATATGGAATCAGGTTTTTATAAGTCTGCAGACCAGCTCCTTGAAGAACTGACACAGGAGGTGGAATTGTGATTGGAATAAAAGACATTCAAACGGCTGTGGCAAAGCTACTGAAAAAGCACAGTTTTTCAGTTATTGCCTCCGAAGTCAAGGAAGGGTTTCCAAAACCCGCCTGCTTCATTGAGGTTATGCCAGTTAATGTATCGGTTCAGGGTCAGTTTTCCGAGCTTGTCACAGACAGTGTGGAGATATCATATCACCCCGCTGTTGAGACCAAGGAAGAGCTCATAAAGGTTGCAGAAAAGTTCAAGAAGATTTTTCTGTACTCCCCTCTTAAGGTTGATGACAGGTACCTATCTGTCAACGAAATCAGCTTTGATACTGACAAGGCAGCTTTGGTTGCATATTTTGAGCTTGAGTTCCTACAGGAAACAGAAACAAAGAAAACATGTACTCCGAAAATGGAGGTATTACAAGAAAGGGTGGTGACAGAAAGCCATGGGACTTCCACAAATACTGATTGAATTTAAAACCCTCGCTGAAACTATCATTTCCCGAAGTGAGCGAGGTATCGTTGCCGTTATACTCAGAGATAACAGCAATACTACAGAAAGCTACACATACACCAAGGAAAGCGATATTGTAAAAAGCCATTACACGGCTGCTAATCTTTCATTTTTACAAATGATTTTTATGGGTAATCCGTCAAAGGTCCTTGTCGAGCGTGTTCCCGTCAATGGCGAGATAGAACTTGCGCTCTTAAGGCTTGTGAATAAGCAATGGTATTATCTTACTATTCCTCAGATTACGACAGATGAAATAGACGTCGTTTCAGGTGCAATCAAAGATCTGCGAACTTTGCATCACAAGACCTTCAAGGCGGTTCTTCCAAACTGCGCGGCAGATAGCGAAGGGGTTATAAACTTCGTAACAAGCGATATCAAGGTCGGGACAAAGACATATACAACGGCAGAATTTTGTGCGAGAATCGCAGGCATCCTTGCCGGCCTTCCACTTAACAGAAGTGCTACCTACTATGCACTTCCCGAAGTTGACAGCATATCCGAATCAGTTTCTGCAGATGAGGATATTGACATGGGTAAGCTCATCCTCATAAATGACGGCACGAAAATCAAAATTGCAAGAGGTGTTAACTCATTTATTGAATACACCTCCGAAAAAGGCTCGGACTTCTCCAAAATAAAGATTGTTGAAGCTGTGGATATGATTCGTGATGATATCAGGAGCACTTTTGAAAACGAGTTTGTCGGCAAGGTTGAAAACTCCTATGACAATAAGATTATGTTCATAGCTGCGGTCAATAAGTACTTCAAAGACCTTGCAAACAGAGGTGTCCTCTATGACCGTTTTGATAACAAGGCTGAGATTGATATCGATGCTACCCGTGAGTGGCTTAGCCAGACAAAGGATGTGTCCGAGTGGGACGATGAAAAAATCAAGACCGCAAACACTGGGACTAATGTGTTTGTGAAAGCGAGCATTCAAATTCAAGATGCTATCGAGGACTTGAGCTTCAAGATCTACATTGAGTAAGGAGGTAAAGAGATATGGCAGTAAAACCTACAGCTCCGAGAGTTATGAACGGTAAATGGGGCATGGTCTACATTGATGGTGAGCCTGTTTATGAAACCGATTCATACGAAGCAAAGGTAAAAATTGAGCGTGAGGATGTGGACTTTGTCATGCAGATGGCAAAGGACTCAAAAATGACTGGTCTTACAGGCGAATGGAGTATGAAGGTCAAGAAGGTATTCTCCCGTGGTGCTCAGCTTCTCTCTGAGAAAATCAAGCACGGACAGGATGTTCGTATTCAAATCATATCAAAAATTGATGACCCTGACGCATACGGCAGTGAACGTCTTGTAATCGAGAATGCTTGGTTCAACGAGCTTACACTCCAGAAATTTGAAAATGCAAAAATGATTGATGAGGAATACAGCGGTGGATTCACCGACTACTACTTCCCGGATTTAGTGAAAGTGAGGTAATTGAAATATGGACAAGAATACAAAAATCACTCTGCAGGAGCTTATCCGCAGAAAAGAACAGATGCTTGAGAGCAAGAAACAGCCAAAAACCGCAACGCTGTATATTAAGTCTCTTGACGGGACTATCACCATTGAAAGTCCTACAGCAGCACTTGCCCGTGATGCGCAGGAAATGGAC